AGCGTGATGAAAATTTTTGTTAGATACAAGCGGTACAAGTATGGGTTTCGACTGACTAAGCTTGGTACTAAGATAGATGTGTGGGCATGAAGATACCTTCAAAGCCTTTTACTTTAGACTCTAAAGCGCATCTCAAGGTGCGCTACATTTTTGATAGAAATGAATATGCTTTACAAGATGCTCTACTTGATATAGTTTCTGGCGATAAGAAGTATTGGACTATTGCTGAGTGGGGAGTAGTTATAAATCATATTGTTAGTTCCGACCTGACTGTCGGTGAATACATTAAACCTTATAGGAAATAAAGATATGACTAAATCATTTGGAGAATACTACTTGAGCCTTGACCTACGAAACGGTGTAGGTTTAGACCTTGAGTTTGCAGACAGCCGACCAGTGTGGATAACTAATTCAGAAACAGACAGCGTAGATGCGGCATCCTTTGAAGGCACAGTACTGCTGTTACCGTTTATGATTATCACACTGGGTAAGATATGGATGGACGATTAAGATGAGTGACGCTACGCATGGTGGCAAAGGTGATAGACAACGTAAGGTAGACACAGAGAAGTACAGTTCAAACTTTGATGCTATCTTTAAATACAATAGAGAGGAGTTAAAAGAAGATGATGATGAAAGCAGTAAACTGTCTGAGCGACACTGGCCTTGGGTTACTAAGATGGATAAAGAATAATGTACTGGAGCAAGAGCCTAAGCCTGTAGCAATTGTAAGAGTAATTAGATTCTTATTCTTATGTTCAATTGCATACTTTTTCGCAGTCGTTTTTCTATTATTAAAGTGAGGTTTTGTATGATATATAATATTGTTTTATTATTTGTAGGTACTATAACAATGGCAGTGGCTATTAAACTGCTGTACATTTCAGAGCTAATGATAGACGAGGAGAGGAACTAATGTTCGCAGAGAGCATATCAGGTAGTCCAAGCCCTGCCGCAGTTGCAACAGCTAGAGCCGCGACAGATGTGGTGGATGGTAAGACACCGTTGAGCAGGGCTTGTGTTATGTACAATGTTAAAGAGCAGTCTGTCATACAGTTTATTATTGACAGTACTGAGTATGATACGTTAATGAAAAGTAAAGCTTGACAAGGTTACACCACTGTGGTATACTCCACATTCAATTTTAATCACGACATAAAGGAAAAGTAATATGGCTATCTTAGAAGGTACAGCAATGTGGGCATCAGTCCTTACACCCAACACAAGGTTTGAACCTACGTATGAAGTCAACCTAGTTATTGACGAGGCTACCGCAGAAGATTTTAAATCACGCGGCTACACCATCAAGCAGATGGATGAAGGCCCGTCTATTTTAATTAAGCGTAAGGTTGATGGTAAGGACGGGGCGATACGACAAGCACCAAAGCTAGTAGATAAGTTCAAGCAACCCTTAGATGCACAGGTCGGCAACGGCTCAGCAGTGAAGGTGCAGTACAACGAGTGGGAAGTTACTAATAAGTATGGCTCGTTCAAAGGCTTAGACTTTCAAGCAATGCAGGTTCTTGATTTAGTAGAGGTAGGAACACCAGACGGTGCTGAGTTTGATGGCGCTTATGTAGAGACAGCAATGGAGGACGAACTGTAATGGGAATTGTCACATTAGATGAAGTTAGTTATGATACAGAGTTGCTATCAGATGATGGTAACTTAATCGTAGCACACTTAGTAGAGGCAGATACTAAAATGCGTGAAGCACAGATAATGGTCGGGCTTATGAAATCAGCAAGTGTATCGCTGATCAACGATCTTAAAACTAACCACCTCACGGACGAGGCATTAGCTACAGAGGAAGTAGAACCAACTAAGGAGTAAGGCTCTTGCCTTTTGTTAAACATAAGCAACCGTGTCCTGCTTGTGGAGGGAGCGACCCAGTTTCAGTTAACGCTAATGGATCTGGGTGGTGCTTCAGTTGCAGTACATATTTACCAGACTACGGCACAGCGGAAGTGCAACAACTAGACACCTTAACGGAATTTGATGAGTGTCCCAAGGACAGTACAATGAACCACAACTCAACAGCTACATACAATGCATTGACTGACCGCAAGATAAGTTTAGAAACAGCGAAGAAGTACGGTGTTAAATCAACAACCAACGGCACGAAGATAGACAAGCACTACTACCCCTATTACAATGGGCATGAGTTCGCGGCAACAAAAGTTCGTAAGCAGGACAAGAACTTTGAATGGACAGCAAGCCCAAGGCACGTAGGATTGTTTGGCGAGAACCTGTTTAAAGCAGGTGGTAAGTTTATAACTTTAGTAGAAGGTGAGTGTGATGCGATGGCCGCTTATGAACTTATGGGGAGTAAGTGGCCTGTCGTTTCTATTAGATCAGGTGCGTCAGGTGGAGTGGGCGATGTTAAGAATAGTCTTGAGTACCTTGAGTCATTCGAGACTATCTGTATTAATTTTGACAACGACAAGGTGGGCAAGGAAGCCGCGATAGCTGTGGCTAAGCTACTCACCCCCAAGAAAGCTAAGATAATGACACTGCCAGTAGACTACAAAGATGCTAACGATATGTTACGCAAGGGTAGACACGCAGAGTACGTCAGTTCTTTTTGGGACGCTAAACTTTATACACCTTCTGGTGTACTGAACATGTCCGAACAGCTTGAAGCATATCAGAAGCTACGGTCAGAAAAGAAAACAGCTATACCTTATCCTTGGTATGGCCTCAACAAGAAGCTAGAAGGCATGAGAGCAGGTGAGCTTGTGACCCTTACAGGCGGCACAGGACTAGGTAAGTCTTCTGTGACCAGAGAGATTGAACACTGGTTGATAAATAAAACAGAAGATAACGTAGGTGTGTTAGCACTTGAAGAGAGTTGGTCACGTACTGCTGAAGGTATCATGGCAGTGGAAGCAAACGCCAAGCTACATCTTGATAGTGTTAAGGCTGAGTTCAGTGAAGAAGAACTGGATGGCTACTTCAACAAAGTCTTTATGGGCGAGAACAAAGGTCGGGTATGGGTACACGCCCATCATGGTGTCAATAACCTTGAAGAGATCTTTAGTAAGCTACGCTACATGATCATTGGTTTAGATTGTAAGTGGGTTATAGTTGACCACCTTCACATGCTTGTTCTGTCTACGCTTGAGAACGACGAGCGTAAAGCTATTGATCAGATCATGCACCGATTGCGTACTATGGTAGAGGAGACAGGGTGCGGTATGATCCTAGTGTCACACCTCCGCAGAGTAGAGGGCAACCGTGGGCATGAGAACGGAATAGAGACAGGACTAAATCATCTCAGAGGGTCACAAAGTATTGCTCAGTTGAGTGACTGTGTGATTGCACTGGAGCGTAACCAACAATCAGATGATCAGATAGAAGCATCGACCACAAAGGTCAGGGTGTTGAAGTCTAGGTACACCGGAGATGTTGGCATTGCTTCTCAGTTGCTGTATGATAACAGTACAGGACGGCTCAGAGAGCTTGATGACTATGATGAATCGCAGTTTGCAGAGGAAATAATATGAGTAAGGAACCTTATGGAACTTACGCCTTACAAAACGCACTACAAAAACTTAGGAAGACAGTCCCTGACTTAGTTTATGAGGTAAGCTACACACATCAGGGTACAATCTTTAACGGATTCTTAATAGCTAAAAACAAAACAAGGTTTAGACCTGTGGGTGTTCTTGATTGGGCGCACTTCACAGGGTCAGGGATTTGCGTTGCAATACAATTTGATGTACTACGACAGTATTACGAAGAGATGCTTAAAGATCCACGTAGTCCTAATAACAATTGGAAAGATAAAGATTTAGAGACAAGTCTAAAGGAGCATTACGCGAATGAGTAACTTAGTATTTGATATAGAAGCAGACGGCTTAGACCCCACGAAGATTCATTGCATCGTGGCTCAGGACGTAGACACAAAGGATGTGTTCACGTTTGACAACACACAACTAGACGAGGGCTATGCTATGCTGTCCTCTGCAACTAAACTAATAGGCCACAACTTGATAGGCTATGACATCCCTGCTATTAAAAAGGTTGCAGGGGTTGATCTGTTTGACAAGAAGATCGTTGATACACTCGTACTGTCACGCCTCTTCAAGCCAACACGCGAAGGCAACCACGGACTTGAAGGGTGGGGCTATCGTCTAGGCTTTAAGAAAGGAGACTTTGGAAAGCAAGACGATGCTTGGGACGAGTACACACCTGAGATGCTAGAGTATTGTAAGAATGATGTACTTCTTAATACTAAAGTATATGAAGCACTCAAGGTTGAGAGTCGCGGCTTCACACCTGAGTCAGTACAGATAGAACATGCAGTAGCTAAGATCATTGATCAGCAACGGTACAATGGTTTTGTTTTAGACCTTCAAAAGACAATGCTTTTAATGGCTATGTTTGAAACTAAGCTACATGATCTAGAGTCAGAGGTACAGGAAGAGTTCCGGCCTGTAGTCACTACTCAGATACTGACACCTAAGTTCATAGCAACAGGCGCAGTAGCCAAGACAGCCACTGATCAACACGGTAGTGGTGTGCGGCTATCTGACGAGGAGCATGAGAGACTATCGTTGGACATAGACTGTAAGCCCATTGCGCGTAAAACTGAAACGCCTTTTAACTTAGGCTCACGTAAGCAGATTGGTGAGTACCTGATTCGTTTTGGTTGGAAGCCACAGAAGCTTACACCTACAGGTCAGCCCATCGTGGACGAAGCAACACTAAATAAAGTTAGAGGTATTCCACAGGCTTTGTTGATTGCTAAGTACCTGATGGTACAGAAACGCTTGGCTCAAACTAAGAGTTGGATCAAGGAGCTTGATGAAACTACTGGAAGGGTACATGGTTACGTCAATCCTAATGGTGCAGTGACATCGCGCATGACTCATTCACATCCTAACATGGCTCAAATTCCTAGTAGTTCGTCACCGTATGGCGAAGATTGCCGATCTTGTTGGACAGTGCCAGAGAACTATCGTCTGGTTGGGATTGACGCTTCTGGGCTTGAGCTTAGAATGTTAGCACATTATTTAAATGACGAGGGCTATACAAATGAAATTCTCAACGGAGACATACACACCGCTAATCAAAACCTTGCAGGGCTTAAATCAAGAGATCAAGCAAAGACTTTCATCTATGCCCTCTTGTACGGAGCAGGAGATGCAAAGCTTGGGTCTGTGGTTGGAAGAGGTAGGGCGCATGGTAAAGGACTTAGACAACGCTTCTTTGATGGTCTACCATCATTTAAGAAACTTACGGACAGAGTACAAAGAGAAGCTACAAGCGGATTCGTTAAAGGACTAGATGGTAGACGCTTGACTGTTCGATCAGAACATGCCGCTTTGAATACCTTGTTGCAAGGAGCAGGAGCAATCGTGATGAAGAAAGCTTTAATTATCTTAGATAATATGATAAGATCTAATAACTGGGATGCTAAGTTTGTAGCCAATGTACATGACGAATGGCAGATAGAATGTCATGTCGATGATGCAGTTGCGGTAGGCAAGGCAGGTGTCGAAGCTATTATACAAGCAGGTATTGAACTTAACTTAAACTGTCCACTGGACGGAGACTATAAAGTCGGGGAGAACTGGAGTGAAACACATTAAAAACTGCAATCATTGTGATCTACTTTTAACAGAAGACAATTGGTATATCTCTAATGTTAAAAAATATAATTATATTTGCAACCCTTGTGACACTATTAAAAATAGAAAAAACAAACTTGCAAGACTAGCTTTAACTATTGGTCAAGCAGTCTATGGTAAATATGATAAGGTAAAGCGCGGTCATATCTATGTGGTATCTAATCCTGCGTGGAAAGGTTGGTACAAAGTTGGGATGGCTATAGATGCAGACGATAGATGCAGGACTTATCAAACCTCTAGCCCCTTCCGTGATTTTAAATTAGAATATGCTGAGTTTTTTAATAATAGAAAAACAACAGAAAAAATAGTACATGATAAACTTATAACAAGCGGCTATGAAAACAAAGGAGAATGGTTTAACACTTCTTTAAATAAAATAAAAACTATCATTAAGGACGTTCAGCATGGAGCTTAATACTCTAGTACCCGACATCTATAAGCACTTAGAAAGTTTATCAGACGGTGTTCCTTTGCCTTTGACTGAGGCTGAGATAGATAAGACAGTAGCTGATATGAAAGAAGCCTTGATGTCTTGGGCAACGCCTAGAGATAGAGATCAAAAGTTTACTGTTCGTATGTCT